ATATCCCAAAGTGTAGAGGTGAACAACTGCTACCTTTTCTAGCTCTGAGACGATAGAGCGTTGTAGACGCTGAATGGTTCTAGCGAAGCGAATATCCTTCTGTGCAAGGGTTGCTTTGTCTTCGTCCCCACCTTCTGCTCGTGAGAGGTAGGAGGCAGGGATTTTGATTGCTGAGAAAAGTTTATCTCTCAGGTATTTAACGTCTTCAATGTCATTTGCTCTCGCTGTACCGGCAATAGTGTCAATCCTTGTACCACTTTGACCGCCACGTACAGGAATGTAGTAATCTTCTTCAATGGAAGCAGGATTATAACGAAGGTCCACTTGTCCTGTCATAGGATCAACAACTTGGTGACGTTTCATCTGCGTCATTGCCTTCTGCATAAACTGCTCTACTTCTTCTGGTGGAATACCACCCACATCGATGTAAAAAACACGACGATCGGGTGCTCTAACGATACGATACGCCATCATAGCGTCCTCTAAGAGCGTTAATTGACGCCAAATTCTTCTTGCTGGGTCCAAAACACTGGTGCCATAGGGGGCAAATTTGTCGTTTCCAAGCACTCTAAAATGGGCAATTTGCCAGTTTTCAAGGGTCATTCCGGCAGAATTCCACTGATATTGGACATAATTGGGGTTAGTGGGGTCTTGTCCTTCCAAACGCTCAACTTCCGATGGTGGAAGACCGATAGCACTCTTAACACCGCTTGTTTCGTGTAGATCGAGGTACAGAAAGAAGTCTCCGTACTTTGCCATCGTTCTTGCCCAACCATAGAGGTTGAACTCGATGTTTAAAATCTGATAAAACAAGTTTTGTAGTATTATTTTTATTTCTTCGTTGGGACAATCAATGCGAAGTAGTTCTCCGTACTCTGAGTGGGTTGTGATTTCATCAGCGTAGATGTCCATAGCGCTTGCTAGTTCTGGACTAAACTCCATTTGATCGAAGTCAGAGTATCGTTCTGTCCTGTTTTGTTGTGCCATAATGCCGGTGACCATCGAATCATAAGCATTGTAGGACTTTTTCTTAAACTGTTGTCCAGAAGCAGACCTGAATGTGCTCGCATACTTATCAATTTTTTCTTTTGGTAGTCTGCGGATCTGTTGCTGTCGATAGTTAATCAACGGACCTGAAAATAGTCTTGTCAATCTTTTGAAAAGATTTGAATTTGGATTTCTTGGATTTCTGTCTGCCATAGTTTTTAACTCACTTTAAATAAAACGGTAGGTTTGTTATATTGACGCTTCCTGCTTTATTCATTCTATCATGCTTGTTGGGTTTTTTGTACCCCTGCATTCCCTTTATTTTGGAATCAAATGAAGTTCTGGATGTCATAATTGAACCTAACATTGCCTTTTTGTACTCTGCTTCATAGCCAGAAGAAACAATGACTGTATCCCTGACCCAACAAGCAATTGCGACTGCCATAACTAAATCATCGTTGTATCCTCGCATTGCTTCCGCTCTGCCATTATTCCAAACAAATGTTTTCAGTTCATTCAACAATCGAATAGAGTTTATTTTTAAAACTCTATTCCTAATTAGTTCCTCCAATTTCGCAATGATTAGTGGTCTAGTTTTAACTGTTGTTGAAAAACCTGCTGTTACAGACTTCTGGTATTCTGCTAGGGATGCTTCGACGTGTTCGTGTGATACCTTGCGAGAATAATAAAGATTGGGGTGGTTCATTTCTCTTAGTTTATCTAAGACTGACAGTCCGATTGAGTTATTCTCAACGACCGTTAAACATCCACCATATTCCATACTTGTTTCAAAGATCAGGGGTGCGAACATATCTATGGGTAGTTTGCCACAGTACTCTGCCACAATCTCCATTGTATCGCTGTTTATGATGTGGAATGTAGAGTTGTCTCCACCATCGCCCCTAGCAACGTCTGCTACGAGGAAGTATTTATTTTTTGGTTCATATCTCTCCCAGATCCACAGGTTTCTGTCAAATCCTGTTTTGTATTCTGGGTCTTTTGTATTATCTGTTAATCTTTTTAAATCTTTACCGGATAGGAGAGTATCACCGGACATATTGAAACTACATTCAAGTTCCTGAGCAACTTCTCTCGGAGACATATTACGACTTTCTTTTTCAAACCAGTCTTGATCTCTTTCTGGGTGAATACTCCACGGTAGTTTGATTGGATTAAAATCATTTATCTCTTGTTCTGCTTCACTATACAACTTGTGAAACATATTACCAACACCACGAGGCGTTGAGGCAATGATACAGTTACCACCAGTTGACAGAGTAGGTAACAAACCTGCCCATAGTTCTTCCATATTTTCTACGAATGCTGCTTCGTCAACAACTAGCAAAGAAAGTGCTTCTGAACGACCAGCATCGCCAGAAGTAGAGATTGCTTTGACGTGTGAACCGTTGCTGAGTTCGAATGAGTTTCTGTTATCGACATTAATCTTGGCAATCATCATCCACTCTGGGATGGATTTCATTGCGAGTTTTACTTTTTTGACTAAGTTTGCGGCAGTATTGAGTTTTGTTGCCATCACCACAACGTTCTTATTGCGATGGAAAAGCATTAACCAAGTGATATAACCAGCAACAGTGGTAGAAATACCAAGTTGGCGTGCTTTTAAAATAACGTTATAACGGTAGTCTCTAAAATCCTTAACTACATCTTCTTGAAAGGGGAACAACTTGAAAGGGATTAGACCTTTCATTGGGTGAGAAATTCTCACATAGTTATTGATGAAGTATACGGGATTTTTGCCACACTTAATAAGTTCTTTTTTGATATCTTCTTTGGTTAAAATGTGGTTCATGCATCATTTTCTTTTTTACTTTTTGGTCTGTGCGAGAAAGTTTTTGATATTCTCGGACAATGATTTTTTCTCAGGCTCCACAGATTCCACACCTGCATGACCAATCTCATACATCTTGGTTGATTGGACCCAGTTACGAATGCTGGACATACGTTGGATCAGTGAATCGGCTTCGCCCATATCTTTTAGTTTGCAGGACTTGCCTGTAACTTTTTTGTATTCTTTTTTAATAAACGCTAGGATGGATGCGAACATTGCTTCCATTTCGTCTTCAAAGTTCTTAGGACCTTTCTTGTGGATGTCTTTCATATTCACTTCACCGTGATAAGAGACAATCATTTTGTTTCCGTGGAAACGTACTTTGAAACCGTCCATCATTCTCTTGTCGTTGATGTAGTTTCCTTTTTCACGGTTGAGTCCAACTTCAATACGACTTCCTTCGCTATCGTGTCCATCGTATGCGTTTGAGGCAGCTTGTGCCAATCCTCTAATGATATGTAAAATGTTATTTTCTTCCATTTTCTGGTCTCCAACCTGTTTTCCAGCGTTCTTCTCTTCCTTCAACATATTTGACGTAACAATTAAAACAGCAATCAAACTTATTCATATAAACATCATCTTTGTTTTTGAAAGAGTATTTTTCACAAACAGGGCAAACTCTGTTAGTGTCTTTCATAAATAGTTTCTTACTGACAAAAAATCCGTTCTTTTCCACTTTCTCTGCGTAGACTGCTTTTTCTTCTTTCTTTTGGTTTAACTCTTTTAGTTGTTCGAGATATTCTTTTTCTTTTTCTTCATCCCAACCCTGTGAAGGGTTCTGGATTGCTTCGTCTCCATATTTCTTGGAAATCGCCTGTTCAACCTTAGCAATGTAGTTTAAATCTTTTTTTGGTTTCATTTTTGTATCTTTACTGCTGCGTAGAAAATCAATACAGAGAGTGCCACTCCTGACACAACTCCACCAATATAAATCAACTCTCGGTAGTTGCCACCATTCTCTGTGGCGATCTTAGTGAGGCGGTTTATTTCTTGATCCTTTATCTTCATTAAGGATTCGTATTTGTTTTTTGTAGCGTCAAGAGATACTACGGCAGAGTTAACTGCTAAATCGCATCTTGTCTTTTCTCTATTCTTGGCGTGTTTGATAGACAGTTCGCATTCTAGTTCCGCACTCTCTCTGGATGCTGACATTTGAGCATCTGCTTCGTAGTTGTACAGAATACCATCATAGGGTGCTCTTTGTCCCTTTTTAATCTCTGCTACTTTGGGTGTTGTCTCATCTGCGTGAACGGTTGTTATAAAGACAAAGTTAACCGTCAACAGAAGAATCAGTATTCTCTGCATTATCTTCCTCTAAAATCTCAACTAACTCAAAACCAAACTCTTCTGAAATGCGCTTAACCCTAGACTTAGGGTCTTTGTGGGTTTCTTCGACGATCTTTTTGACCTTCTTGCGTTCCCAATCTTTCAGATTAAGTTTTTGTTTTTTGTATTCGTTGTCAAGCTTTTCAACTGTATCGAAGTATTCTCGAACAAGTTCTTCTTTCTTTTGGAGTTCTTTTTCGTGAGAATCATTGAGAATTTGTATTTGTTTTTCGTAGGATTCTTTTTTTGTTTGGAGTACATCTTGCACTGCTCCCGTTTTTTTACGGAATAAATAGTACATTAAAAGACTAGATGCCGCCAATGCCGGGACAAACCAGTAATTTTGAAACCAAATCCAAACTTTTTTTAATTTTAATAGCATTACTTACCTGATTTCCAACGGACAGCAATGTCCGCAAAACCCTGTATACCTACGTATGCCAGGGCAATTGCGACCCACTGTTCGTTAGTTACTTTGTCTGCCAATAGGAGACCAGTAGTTGTTAACCAGACAAGAAGTTTTCTTGACATATATTTTTCAAGACGTTTATCTACAATAGCTTTAACTCTTGCCATCATTTTCTGCTCCTATTGAAGTGCTTCTAACACTTTGGCAACGATTTGTTCTTCGATGCTTTCTTCTTCTAACTTCTCTTCTTCTTTTTCTTCAGAAAGTTCTTCTTCTTGAACTTCTTCCAATTTCTCTTCTTTCTTTGGACATTCACATTTGCCTTTGGCTTTCTTACACTTTTCGCAGGTTTCTTCTTTCTTACCTTCGAGTAGAAC